AGAATTATTTGCAACACTTGTAACGTTGCTAGATATTCCTGCCACTGTTGTTACGTTTGCAGATATTCCGGCAACTGTTGTTATGTTTGCCGATATAGGTGCTAAAGTATTTACGTTAGCAATATTAGTTCCTACAGTGTCAACATTTGTAATACTGTTTGATACTGTATCAATTTCTGAAGTTGTTTCTTGTAAGTCTAACGCAGCAGTTTCTATTTCTGAAACTGTTTCGTTTAAATCATTTGCTACAACAATTACTTTAGCAATGTCTGAAGCCACTGTATTAACATTAGCTATGTTAGTTGCTACTGTATTAATGTTTGCAGAATTACTTGCTACTGAAGTAACATTAGCCGAAATTCCTGCAACAGTAGTAACGTTTCCAGATATACCTGCTACTGTAGTTATGTTTGGTAAGTTGGTTGAAATAAATTGTTTGTTAACACCATCAGTATTATTTACTGGGTCTGCAACATTTGTAAGTCTTTTATTTTGTACATCCCATTGAAAGTTTGCATTGTCTAGTTTGATTACATCGCCTGCGTCATCAATAGCTTCTTGTGACATAAAGAAAGCTTGGTTTGAGTCAGTATCTAAATCATTTTCTGTTAGAACTGAGCCTGCCGCATAATCAACTAATCTTGAAGTTTGACTTGTAGTTCTTCGTATTTCAATAGCACTTAAATTAGCCGGTGGTGAAGAAAATGTGATTTGAGTTCCTGCTGAGTTATATGTGAAAGCAGTTGTAGCTACACCATTAATTGTTACAGTAATGTCAGCCTGGTCACGATATGTAAAACTTACTGCATATTGTGTGGTTGAGCCATTTCCTGTGTATCTTACAAATGAATTAGCCATTTATACACTCCTTTTCTTCTTCTAATATGGGTACTTATTGGTTAGGGTTTTTCTGGAAGGTTCATACTTCCTATTTTTCTAATAACGTTTTGAATACCTAAAGCATTCTGTAATATAAACATTTGAGTTAAATCATTATATTGAGACTGTGAAAAGTCATAATCACTGTCCCACATAGATTTAGCTGTTCTTGCTATACCTCCTGTAGGTGAGAAACCTTTAGTCCATAACAAGTCATACGTTGGGTTACCAGTTATAATATTTGAGTCTAGCCCAGTTGAACGATAGTGAAACAACGGATTAACTCCGAATAAACCTAATCCACTATCTATTGTAGCAGGCAATAAAGAAGCAAAAGCTGAACGTTGAAATCCTGCTTTAGCAATATTTTTAATTATATCTTCTTCTGTTTTACCTAATCTGTTTTCTAAAAATTTCTTTCTATCTCTTCCAGTCATTAGCAATGCTTGTGCTTGTATTTGAGCAACATAAGCCATGCCTGCAAACATAGTTGACATAACAAAACCTTTGTAAGCTTGAACGTCATTCATTTTTAATCCGTGCAATAAATGTTTTCCGTAAGCTGTCATCATAAATCCTCTAAACTGAAACAAAAGTTTCCCAGTTGTAGTATCAGTTAATCCTCCAAGAAACATTTGTTCACCAATATCGTTTTCTTGGATAGTTCGTTTGCCCCATCTGTTTATTGCGTGGGCGTATGTAGACGCAGCTTCTTGGTCTGCCCAATTGTCTATATTAATTCTTTTAATTTTTCTTTTTGTTAATGCACCTTCTTCAGTAACAGCGTGTTTTTTAATCTGGTCTAAAATTCTTTTATACATAGCGTCAGAAATACCTAAATCTCTAGCACGTTTAAGTGACATAGCTGCCTTACCACCAAATGCCTGGTCCACCCATTTTTGCACCATGCCTTTTAATGCAATTCTTTTCATAGCCATGTTAACTATGTTCATTCCAGATATATCTGCTGTAATCCTGTTTAGATGGTCAAGTCCTCTTTCAATTTTATTTATTCTTGATTTAGATATTCTTGAACCAAATTCATCTGATTGATTAGCTACTTGGCTAATAAGTCTTTCACTACCAAAACCACCAAAAACTTCTTCAGCTTCTCTCATAAACTCATCATCAATTTCACCATTCTTTAATCGCTTAATAAGTTTTCTCATTTCTGGTAAATGTTTAACTGTTTGTCTTAATCCAACATTTGCAATTAATACACCTATCTCTGCTAACTGCGCAAAACCTACTTGGTTCATGATTCTAGCAAAATTGTATTTTCTCATTATTCTTCCAAATGTAGAATAAGTAGTAGAAATATCTTCTATTGGTTTACCAACTAAATGGTCATAACCACTTTGCAAAGCTTTCATTTCATTTATTCTAGTTTTATCAGACACAGCAATTCCTTGTGCTTCATATTCTTTTTCAATCTGTCTCATCATTTTTGTCCAGTCAGAACCAGATTTAAAACCTCTTTCAGCAAGTGCTATTTGACCAGTAAGATTGTTTGCATAATTTAAGAAAAGTATTTCTGAGTCATTTTCTAAAAAATCTGAAATTGACATTTCACCGTCAGAATAATTTTCATCAAGTTTAACTCTTCTGCTTTTAAATATATTTGATGTCCCACCTTTACTTGGAAACACAGCGCTTGTAATTTCCATAATTTCTTCTGGACTTAAATCTGTTTGTTCTCTAAGCAGTCTGTTTAAATCTTCTGCTTTAGCATTTAGTATTCCACCAATATTCATTTGGTATTCACTTTTCTGTCTTTGAATAACTCTTGTTAAATATTTAGCTAATCTTACATTTGCTTTTTCATTTAAACCACCACGCATAGCTTTCGCTAAAAAATTAACAACTTTCTTTTCACCAAATTTATCAATAAGTTTAGAAAGTTTAGCGTTAGAATAAATTCTAGTTAAGTAATTAAAATTTTCTTCAATCTTATCAGCACCTCTAACACCTGCGTCTTTAGCTTTTTGTAATAACTCTTGGTAACGTTGTCTTTGAGCATTAGCCATTTTATTAACTACAGGACTTTCAATTGCTTCACCTCTAATTGCTCTAGCTACTAATTCATTAAACTCTTCTCTTTTAGTTATGCCATCTAAATGTATTCTTTTATATCCATTTTCTTTTAACCAAGCGTCATAGTTAGATACCCAATTTTTATAATATAAAGTACGTTGTCTGTTTAGTTCAAAAGTTTTAACTTGAGACATAGTTCTAGACCTAACCCAATTTTTACCAGTCTTACCAATCGACTCATATAAAATATTGGATATACCTCTGACTAATTTATTTTTAGACATATCAGTTACGCCTGCTCTATCAAATCTAAACCACTTCCAAAAACCAGAACCCATAAACACGTCACCATTTTCAGCAACGTCTTTAAGTTGTCTAGCCATGTAGTTTTGATACAACTCAGCCATAGCGTCATTTTCGTCTGTGCCAGTGTACTCTAGATTTTCTTCTTTAATTTTACATTCTGCCATTTGTTATCCTTAATCACATTTATAAATTTTACCGTCTTTAGTAATGATGTATTCATCCTCACCATCAGGCATTCTAATTTCTGTGTTACCGTCTGTTCTTATTGTTGTTCTGTCTGCTAAATCTTTATTATACTCGTCAGCTACTTTGTCATAATCATCTTGTTCTGTTTTGTTAGCAACGTCATATTTTTTATTACCTTTTGTAGTAGGCTGTAACTCTGCTTCATCAAGTATTTCTTTTTCTTTAACGTTAGTGTAATCATCCATTGCTTTATTTAATGCAATATCATCATCGGACATATTACGACTTTTAATTCCTCTTATAGTTCCACCTAAAACAAATCCTGCTGAAGCCGCAATCAATAATTCTTTTGTACCTAGTGTAGGATTTTGTGAAACTAATGCACCTTCTATAGCTGCGTTTGTAGTTCCTGCCGCAAGTCCACCTCTAATAATTCTTTGAATACGATTTGCTTTGTTCATTACAATTGCCGGTGCTAAGATTCCATCTGTTGCAATCGCCGCCGCCCAAGCTGTTGGGTCCAGGACTGCTGCGAGAAATCTTGCTGTTAATCCTGTAGCAATTCCTTTAGACATAATTACTTTTTCTTTTTTCTGAACGTCTAATATTTTTTCTTTAATTCTTTTTAATTCTGGATAAGACAATGCTTTTTCAAAAGCGTCCCAATAGTCTGGATTAACACCTTCTCTTAGTTCATCTTGTTGTTCTTTACTTAATACAAAATCATTAATACCAAACTCATAGTTAGGGTTTAAATCTTCTCTACCATTATGTTTTAATATCCACGAAGTAATCCACTCCTGGTCAATTGCTGCTTTACCTATGTCTAAGTAAGAAAATTCTTTTGATAATTTTTCTTTTACATCTGCATTAACTTTATCAATTTGAAATTGGTCTTGTTCACTAATAGTAGGAACATCTAGCATTGGGTCTAAGAATGATGGATTTTTATGTCCTTCTAAAAAATCTGTTTCTTCTCGTTCTTTATTTTCTTTTTCTATTGCTTCTACAATTTTATCTTTATTAGCATATACAAATTCATCTTTACCTTTTTGAAATGAAGCTTCGTTGATTTGTACTTTTTCTATTTTTTGATTGTAGTCCTCTTGTATTTTGTCTAATTCTGTTTGACCAGTTTCTTCATAGTCTTCATTTATTTGTTTTAAATCATCTACTAAATTAGAAATAAAATTTCCAGACGCTTCTACTACACCAGAACCTAAAGTATTTTCTGTTTCTGTTTTAAGAATTTCTGTTTTAGCTTCATCATCTATATAAGGGTTCATCATAACTTCTGGTAATGAACCATCCATACGTAAAGCGTCTGCTTTTAACTGGTTATCAATTAAAGTTGTGTCAGTTTTTTTTAGCGTTGGAAATAAATAGTTAGCTTCGTTTTTTCTTCTAGAGTCATATCTGTCTCCAAAATTTAACAAATTATTATAAGCGCCTTCCCAATCACCACTTGTAGTTTGTTTCCAAAAATTTGGTGTTGCTTTTTCTAAATTACCATATTGAAAAGCTACTGAAGCAAGAACTGTTGCTTTTTCTTTTGATAAATCATCAAACGATGTACCAGTAGTATTTTCCCATTCTGTTCTAAGATTTGTAATAGCTTCGCTTTTAGCAAACTCATTAATTATTTTTGCCTGGTCCTCACTTACATTTAAATTAGAAGCTACTTCTTGTGCTTCTGCACCTTTTAAAGATAAAAATGGTGTTAATACATCTATAATATCTTGTGGTAATCCTTTTAAATCTTCTAAAACTCTTGCACCTAAATCAAAACCAGAAGCAATTGTAACCCCAGAGTTTGAATTTTCTGCGTCTGGTACGTAGCCTTTTGTTTCAAAGCCTTCTTGTTTTAATATAAAATCAAAATCTATGTTGCTCATTTTAGTCCTTTACTATTTTTAATCCGTCTTTCATTTCATTATAGGCGTTCATATCATCTACATTATTAAATGTAGGTACATCTTCACCTATATAAAGTTTTAATAATTTTTCGTTTCTTTCTTTAAGAACGTTGTTCCATTCAGATGTATCTAAGAATTTTTTATTAAATTCAGAATTGTTATTAAATATTTCTGTGTAACTAAACGCATATGCTTTACCGTCTATACTTACTGGTGACATTGTGTGTCTGTCCATGACAACAAACATATTTCCAAACCACGGTGCTAATACTAAATCTTCTGGCTTATAGAAACTGTTTGATTTGTTTGCTACTTCCATAGAAAGAAATACAGATTTTTTAGTTAAGTCAGCGTGATATGATGCGTCACCATCAAGTCCAGGCATTTTTCTTTTGTTCCATAAAATACCATCTACAGCAATGTATGATTTTTTAATCATCTTTATTGCTTTGTCTTTTGCTAGTGTTTCTGATGTTCCTGTAGCTACAAATATTTTTGCAATACGAATTGCTTCTTGTACTTGAAACGTTGTATCAGCGTCATCTTTAAACCAAAATTTAAATGAAGCTTCTATTTCACTTTGTATTTCATCATTTGTGTTTTCAAATCTTGCTACTGCGTCTGGTAAATTTTGTATTTTCCACATTGTAGCAACAGCGTCTTGTAATTCTGTACCATTCTTTTCTAAA